GACAAGTATGGCCGTATTGGTGCTCGTAAAGGCTGGACTCCTAAGCACGAGACATTAGGCGCTTTAGGCACTGCTGATGTCAAGATGGTAGCTCAGTTGCTTACTGAATCTGGACTCCAATACACTATTGCAGCAGGTAATAACAAGCTGTTCAAGTTAGTCTCCGGTGTGTTGTCTGAGATTACCTACGGTGGTGGCGGGACTGCTCCTACGATCTCTGACAGCAATTGGCAAGCAGCTACTCTTAATGGCTGTATGTATCTGTTCCAAAGTGGACATGATCCGTTAGTGTTCGACCCTGCTGTGAGCACTACTCAGTATCGTAGAGTGTCTGAAAAGTCTGGATACACAGGCACTGTTCTTGCAGGCAACACAGCTATCTCTGCCTTCGGTCGGTTATGGGTTGCTAACAGCTCAGCTAATAAAGACACTGTTTACTTCTCTGACTTGCTCTCTGGACATATCTGGTCTGGGGGAACTTCTGGTTACCTTGATATTAGTCAGTATTGGCCTAACGGTGCGGACACTGTTGTAGCACTGGCTTCGCATAACAACTTCTTGTTCATCTTCGGCAGGAACAATATCTTGGTCTATTCCAAGGCTGATGATCCTTCTGCAATGAGCTTAGCTGACAGTATTACAGGTATCGGCTGCATTGCTCGTGACAGTATCTCTAACACAGGCTCTGATGTCATCTTCTTGTCTGACACAGGTGTTCGTAGTGTCCTGAGAACAATCCAAGAGAAGTCTGCTCCTTTCCGTGACTTGAGCAAGAACGTTAGGGATGATCTGATGTCTGCTGTTGCTAGTGAAGTTACTAGCGGCATCAAAGCTATCTACAGCCCCATTGATTCCTTCTATCTGTTGACACTGCCCACTGTTAAAGAGGTTTACTGCTTTGACATGAAGGCTATGCTTCAAGATGGTGCCGCTAGAGTTACTACATGGGACAGCATCGAGCCTAAATCCTTCTGCTATGATAGCGTTAACAAGGAAGTTCTGTTAGGCAAGGCAGGCTATATTGGTAAGTATTCTGGGTATCTTGACAATACATCAACATACACTTTTCAATACTTTACAAACCATACTGACTTAGGTGCTCCCTCTGTTACATCTATTCTGAAGAAACTGTCAGTGGTTGTTATTGGTGGTTCTAATCAGTATGTGACGATTAAGTGGGGGTATGACTTCAACAGTAACTTCTACTCACAGAACGTATTGATTCCTAGCCAAGGAGTTAGTTATTACGGAGTTGGTGAGTATGGTATTGCTGAATACTCTAACGGTATTGCATTACAGACATTGGTTGCTTATCCAACTGGGTCTGGTAAGGTTGTTCAGACAGGCTATGAGACAACTATCAATGGGGCTGCTCTGAGCATTCAGAAGCTCGAAATTCAAGCTAAGAACGGGAAACTAGCATGACAGATTACGTCAAGTCTACTAACTTTGCCAGTAAAGACTCTTTGCCAGCAGGCAATCCTTCCAAGATTGTTAAAGGCACTGAGATTGATACTGAATTCAATAACATTGCTACTGCTGTAGCTACCAAGGCTGACCTGAACAGTCCTACTCTTATTGGCACTCCCACAGCACCTACTCCTGCTGTAGGCACTGATTCTACACAGATTGCCACTACAGCATATGTGATTGACCAGATCGCTAATGATGCCCCTAAGAAGGATGGAACAGGAGCAACAGGTAGCTGGAACATTAACGCAGCAACTGCTACGGCTGCTCAGGGAAGCACATTTGCTACTCAGGCCACTACAGGCGAGGGTCAGTTAATTGCTCGTAAGACAGGTAAGAATGATGCTTACCTGTTCAATGGAGACACTGCTTGGGGTCTATACTCCACCAGTGGCGGTACTGTTGTTAGTGTCAATCACTCGACAGGTGCTGCTACGTTTACAGGAACGGCTACGAACGCTGCTAATACTCTCGGTAATGGGCAGACATGGCAATCTGTTGCCCGCGCAAATGCTACGACATACACGAATAGCACAGGCAAGCCTATTATCCTCCAGATTTCTGCTTCTGGCCCAAGCAGCGGTAACGTTGCTGTGACTATCGAAGCCAGTATCAATAGTGGCCCTAACGTGATGGTTGTGCGTGCTTCTGGCGCTTCTGGGTATGCTGCTGTTGGCACAGGAAGTATTGTTATCCCTATCGGTGCAACGTATGTCTTAACACACACTAACGTTTCTCTGGCCTCCTACTGGGAACTCCGTTAATATATGAACATTGATACCCTACACCACTTCTCTGACGGTTTATATGCCAAGCAAATGAGTATTCCCAAGGATGCTATTGCTTGTCAACATAAACATGAGTATGACCATCTAAGTATCTTAGCTGAAGGGAAGGTTAGGGTATTATTTGATGACGATAAGTTTGAAGTATTTGAAGCCCCTGCTTGTATTAACATCAGAAAAGGCATCAATCATACTATCATGGCTTTAGAAGATTCTACTTGGTTTTGTATTCACCATACATTCGAGACAGACATGGAAAAGATTGATAATGTTTTGATTCAGAAGGAAGGGGCTTAATATGCCATGGATTGCCGCAGGTGCCTCACTGTTAGGAGGCTTAGTAAGCAGCAATGCTAATCGACAAGCCGCTAAAACATCAGCAAATGCTCAGACAGAAGCTGCTCGTATTGCTGCTGAAGAAGCTCGCTTCCGTCCCGTTGGAGTTACTACTCGATTCGGTACTTCTAACTTTACCTTTGATGAGAATGGCCGCTTAGCTGGTGCTGGCTATACAATTGATCCTGCTTTAGCTGCTATCCGTGATCGTATGCTGTCTCAGGCTGGCGGTCAAGGAATGGGCTTAGCCGATCAAGGCTTAGGCGCTGCACAGAGCCTCTTTGGTCTTGGTGAGCAGTATCTTGCTCAAAGCCCTCAAGAGGCTGCTCAGCAGTGGATGCAGTCTCAGCAGGCTGTTCTGCAACCTGCTCGTGAAGCTGCTCTGGCGCGTACTCGTCAAGGTTTATTCAACACTGGTCGTGGTGGCTTAGGTATCTCTCAAGGTGGTGACTTAGCTGCTACTAACCCTGAGATGGCTGCTTACTACAACGCTATTGCTCAGCAGGATGCTCAGTTGGCTGCTCAGGCACAGGAACAAGGTCGAGCACAGACACAGTTTGGTGCTGGTCTGTTTGGCTTAGGCTCTCAAGCTGCTGCTGCTGGTTATAGCCCGTTCCAGACTCAGTTGGGTCTTGCAGGTAACATTGAAGGCATGGGCCAATCTGCTCTTGATATTGGTTCTACTCTTGGTGGTCGTGCTTCTCAAGCTGGTGCGCAGTCTGGTCAGTCTCTGTTAGCCGGTGGCTTAGGCGCTGCTCGGACTATGCAGGCTGCTAATCAGACAAGTGGCTTAGGTGCTGCTATCTCGGGTCTTGGGAGCAATCAGCAACTCATTCAAGGCATTCAGAATTGGATGAGTCCTCCTGCTCCTGATCTGAGTGTTGTTGGCTACAATGGCCCTGATCGTGGTCTGTGGTTCTAAGGAGATAAATAATGGCTAATGAAGTTATGGCTGGTCTGTTCGGGGTAACTCCTGAAGGCTTGGCTGCTCAACGTGAACAAGCTCTCCAGAAGCAAGCTCTTACGTTTGCTCAATTAGACCCTGCTGCTCAGGCTCAGTATCAACTGTATCTTGGCGGTAATCGTTTAGGCGGTGCTATTGGTGGCTTGTTAGGTGCTCAAGACCCTGAGTTGGCTCGTGTGACTCAACGTCAGCAACTGTTGCAAGGTGTTAACCCTAGTGATGCTGCTTCCTTGCGTGAGGCTGCTTCGCGTGCCTTAGCTGCTGGCGATAATCAAGCTGCTGCTATGCTAGGCCAGCGTGCTATGGATGTTGAAATGGCAGGAGCTAAGCTGGATGCTGAGAAGGCTCTTGCTACACAGCGTAATCGTGAGCGTGATGCTGCTGATCCGATTGCTCAGTTTATTCGTTCAAATGCTGATAAGTTCACACCTCAGACCTTACAGACGTTCTCAAAGTCTGGGAACTATGCTGAGCTTCAGCCGGTTACTAAGCCAGAGAACATTAAGAACTATCAGACACAGGTTGTTGGTGTTGCAGCAGGAACAAATGAGCCTGTGTATACCTTAACTGCTCCGGGTGAGCCTCCTAAGCAGGTCGTGTATAAGATGGTTAATGGTGAGCAAGTTGCTGTTCCGTATACTGGCGGTGTTGATCGCACTACGGCTAAGACAACAGTTACAAATGAACTTAAGACGCCTCCAGATATTGCCGCTGCTGTTGGCGCCTTTGATAAGGTGTCTGCTCCTGAAGTTGAGATGCTGACCACTGTTCAACGTGCTAAATCGTTAATCAACGATGCGGCAGCGTCTAATAATTCTCAGTCTTGGGAAGCTGCTCGTACAACCATTGCTAAAGCTGTGGGCGAGAATAAACTTTCCAATGAGGATATTCGACGTACAGGCACTGATCCTCGCCTTGTTCAGGGCGCTCTGGATTGGGCTAACAAAAAGATTTCTGGTGTCCCCAATCAGGACATCATGAAACAACTTTATGTGTTAAGCTCTATTCTTGAGAAGGATGCGGCTAACCGCTACGACGAAAAGGCACGTAGAGCGCGTCAGGCAGGAAAAGACACTGGCTTTCGTGGTGATCTTGATTTATACTTCCCGTTAGCGAATACTCGCTTTAACGTGAAGACACCTATGACCTCTGCCATGCCCGGCTCTGGTGGTTCTGGCGGTGTAGTGGATTTCAATTCTTTAAAGTAAGGATTTAAAATGGATGTGCGTTTGCCTAACGGCGTAATCATGACTAACGTGCCGGAAGGCACATCTAAGGATGAAATCCGGGCAAAGGCTATTCGTAACGGTTTAGCCTCTGGTGCTGACTTTGGTGAGCAGTCTGACATTGTGGCTCAAATCCCCACAGGTGGCGCTGTATCCCCCACTGTGCAGGAGCCTGTCCAGCCACGTTCTTTTCTAGACGCTGCTTTAATGGGCGCTGCTGCTGTTCCTCCTTTGGCTGCTGGCGTTCGTGCATTGCAGGCGTTGACTGCTGGTTCTCGCGCTGCTCCTTATGTGGCTAATCTTGCTAAAGCTGTTGTGCCTCAGACAGGCACTCAATTAGTCAGGGAAGGCCTGCTAGGGGCCGCTTCAGGCGCTGCCGGTGAAATGGTTGCTCGTCAGGTTCCTGAGCAATATGGTCAGCTAGGCGAGATTGTTGGCGGCGTGCTCGGTGGAGTGGCTGCTGGGGGTGTCCTTGGTAGCGTCTCTAATATGCGTACTGCTACACAGAATGCCGGTGGCTTGTTCTCGTCCACTAAAGACTTGGCTAATCAGATTGCTCAAGTTGCAGGCGCAGGTAAGGCTTCCATGCAGGCCTTAACTGCACTCAAGGCTAATCCTAATCTTGCTGGCAATGTTGCGCGTGCTGCTGAGATTGAGACATCTACTGGGGTGTCTTTACCAATGCTTGCTGCCGCCAATGGGGATACAACTATCTCTAGCTACTTACAGAGTCAGATTGCTAAGGGTGATAACTCTGAGTTTACTGCCTCTTTAAAGCGTCAGTATGAGATTGCTGAGCAACAACTGTCTTCTATCAAGGGCCGTCTTGCTCCTACTGCTCAAGAAGTTGATGCATATGTCAAGAGGAAGGCTAAGGAAGCTGCCGAAAAGAATGCTGAAGCTGTGGCTGCTGCGGCTAAAGCGAGTGCTCGTAGAGAATCCGGACTTGAGAATATTGATGCTCGTATTCAAGAGCTTTCGGCTAGTCTTTCTACAGGTGTTCGACAAGAAGACATTGGTAATCGCCTCACTAATCTCCTAGCCGCTAAAGAGTCGGCCTTGAAGAAGGAGATTGGCCCGAAGTATGAGGAACTTATCAAGAACTCTGAAGAGGCTGGTATTGTTCTCCCTGGCTCGTCTGCTCAAGGACTGCGTGATTATGTCTTAGACACTAAGCGTCAGGACATCTTCAACAGTTTCCCTAAGCTCTTTGGTACAATTCAGCAAGTGTTCAAGCCTAAGCAGGTTGCTTCTTCGCGTATCCAAGAGAAGTATCGTATTGCTAAAGAGGCTGGAACAATGCCTGACTTTAGTCTTCGTAGCTTAGATAGCCTTAAGCGAGAGACTAATGAAGCTCTGCGTCAGACGCAACGAGGCACAGATCAGTATCGAATCTTGATGGAATTAAAGAATCAGGTTGACACAGCAATTGATTCTGTTGATCCTGCTTTCTCTGCTCCGTATCGAGCTATTGATAAAGAGTATGCGACTCGTATCGGTATGCCATTCAATGAAGCAGGCGTTGTTCAGATTGATCGCTCTAAGTTTGTTGAGCAGACAGTCCCAAAGCTGACTAAAACAGCTTCTGGTTTAAAGGACGCTCTGGCCATTATTGGTGATTCTCCTGAAGGCCTGAAGATCGTTGAAGATGCTTTCATGTTTGATATTGCTCAGAATCGTTCGATCATCAACACAAACACAGGCGAGTTAAATCCTGCACAGCTTCGTCGCTATATTGCTCAGAACAAGGATAAGATTGATTTGGTTCCGGGACTGCGTGAGAGGCTTGAAGGTGTTGGTGGGCGTGTCGACGAGCTTCTTCAGAACCGCACTGCTATCTTAGACGCTGAAATGAAAGCGTCTGTTAAGAAGATTGAGAATCTTTGGACACAAGCATATGGCACATCTGGAGGCATTCAAGGACTTGTGCGCGATGCCCTGAACAATCCTCAAAAGCTGGATCAATTACTTGATGTAGCCGGTAAGGACGCTGTAGCCCGTAAAGGCATTCAAACAGCAATGCTTGAAGATTTATTGTCTGCTGGTGGTGATCGGATGGCTCTTCTTGCTAACAATAAAGCAGCCATTGATAAAGTTTTTGGTAAAGGTCAAGCCAAGCTGCTGACTGATGTTGTTGAGGCATCGCAACGATTAAAGGATAATCCCTTTGCTATGCGAATCAATATCAACACCATTAGCAAATCTAAGTTAGAAGAGATTACAGGCACTAAAGGCGCGACTACGGCTGGTGAATTACGTAACCAAGTTATGTCCGCACCTCGTGTGTTCATCAACCACCTTAGCCGCTTCTTCCAAAAGACAGCAGATGAGGCTGAAGCTGCTGAGGTTCAGAAGTTCCTTTTGAATCCTAAAGCTCTTGAGCAAGCATCTAAGTTTATGGCTGAAGTTGAGACTAGAGGCTTCTCTGATCGTGCTTTGAATTTATTTGGCACCCTGATGAAGAACAGCGCAAGCAACTGGTTATTCGGTGGCTTAGCTGGCGGCATCGTTGGTGCTCAAGAACGAGAGAAGCAAGGAAATACATATGATCCTGCTATGTTAGAAGGTTTTACAGGAGTTCAATAATGTCAGGAACAATGCAGACAACTTCTGAGACAATGGGAGCTATGGCAGCTAAGTCTGCTGCTCCTGTGACAGTCTCTCTAGCAACTGTAGCGGGGTATCAAGTATCTGAGATTCTTTTATGGGCTACCCTGATTTACACTGTGTTAATGATTGCACATAAACTGTATACTATCTATAAGGATGTAGCAGGTAAGGACTGACTATGGATCGCCTATCAATAGCTTCACTATACCTCTCAGCTAGTGTCTTAGTAGGTATTGCACTGGAGGAACACTTCACTCCTAAAGCAATGATCCCTGTGCCTGGGGATGTTCCTACAATAGGCTTTGGCACTACTGAGGGAGTTAAGATGGGGGACACCATCACACCTGAGAGGGCTTTAGTGAGGCTGTTGAAGGATACAGATAAGTTCGCAGCAGCAGTCAAGAGATGTGCTCCTGTGCCAATGCACCAGTATGAGTTTGATGCTTATGTGTCTCTCACATACAACATTGGTGAAGGAGCCTTCTGTAAGTCTACCTTGGCTAAGAAGCTCAACGCTTATGACTACGAAGGAGCTTGTAAAGAGATTCTGAAGTGGGATAAGTTTAAGGGTAAGCCATTAAAGGGACTGACTAACCGAAGGGAGAGAGAATATGCTAAGTGTATTGGACAAGATTAAGTATCTAGCCATTGCAGTTGCATGGATAGTATCTCTGGTGTTTGTCTACCAATATAGTGCTGACAAAGAGAATAAGAAGCTAGTCCTGTATAAAGCACAGATTGAGAAGAATGCTCAGGACAAAGATGAGGCTCACAAAGCAGCAGTAGTGAAGATACAGAAGGACAAGGAAGATGCGATACGTATTCTTAACAAGCGTCATGCTAGTATTGTTGCAGGGTTGCAGCAGCGTCCCCAAAGACCTGCCACAGCCCCTGAGCCCTCCAAAGAAAGTAATCCTGCCCCTATCAGCACAGGAACAGGAAGCACTGGAGAACAACTATACCGACAGGATGCTGAATTTCTTATCGGGGAAGCTGCCAAAGCAGACATCCTCAGACAAGCCTTGATGAGCTGTAGAAAACAATTAGAACAATAAATAATAAAGCCCCTTTGGAGTCACCTCCATCGGGGCTTTTTTGTTGCTTACGTGAACACGAGAGCTAGTTGAAAGAATCCAAGGTAAAGGATCACACTAGGAACCTCTCCCAACACATCACCTTTATCATTGAAGGTATAGGCAGTGTTACTAGTAATGCCTAGCACAAGTCCATTTGACCAGCTAAACTGTGTAATCATTGTGCATCTTCATAGTGGGTCTTGGCAACGATATAGTTCTTAACCAGAGAGCTACGAACAATATCTTCAATGGTAAATTCAAACCTAGAGAACTCAGACATACGTCGAGCAATGTCCATGAACTTCAATATTCCAGACTTATCATCTTTCTTGCGTAGGTCTGTCTGTCGATAGTCACCACAGAAGATGATCTTTGATTTATCACCAACACGAGTAATGATGGTATCAAGTTCTTCAAAGTTCATGTTCTGCATTTCATCAACAATCAGGATGCTATGCGTAAAAGTAGTTCCTCGGATGAAACTGGTAGAGACAAACTCTACATGCCCTTGCTCTTCTAAGCGATCCCAAGCATCCTTACGCTTGAACAGATCACTACAGATTTGGCGATAGGGTTGTATGTATACGTCCATCTTCTCATCAATGTCGCCGGGTAAGAATCCCATATCACGACTCTGCACAGCACTCCGGATGATAGTCACCTTATGGAATGGATTAGAGCGATCCATGACCTCTTCCAAGGCCTTATACAGTGCAATGTAGGTCTTACCTGTGCCTGCAACACCATGCAAGGCCATGAAGTAATCACCACGCTGATAGGCCTCAAAGAACTCCTTTTGTTTGTCTGTCTTGGGACGGATAACTGCCATGTCATCCAGCTTCAACCTCAAACTGTTGGACTGCTTTTCCTTAGCTGTCTCTTTCTTGGCAGGAATCGTACTCATTATGCTCCTTGGTTATCCTCTACCACATATGGAACAGTTCGCACAGTGGGGAACTTATCCATGAACTCTTCACGAGTAATGTCTCTACCAATCTTGA